AAACGGTACCGTTTTGTCTCATGCATGTATCATCCAGCCCCCCGCTAAAATTGTGACAAATTTTTAGCCAGATTCTCACCCGTACCGTTTTGTCTCGTTCATGTAGTGTGTGCGTTACCCTATGCACCTCTCTATACGCACCCTGATAAAAATTGCTACAAATTTTTCATAGAAAATGGATGCTAATCCATTTCCTTTCTGGCATATCTGCTACATTTCATATCATACCCTCTCCCATACTCTATATACTGAATACATACGTTGTTCCATTACCCGTATATACCTTCCTACGGTAGATTGTATGGGATGATGGTAATAAATATGGTAAAGTATGGTAGATATATTCCAATCATACTGTGTACTCTATATACTGTTCATACATATTTTCTGGGATCCCATGGTTTTCTATTTTCTTATGTAGATGTACCCAGTGAAAAATATTGTAAATTTTTTAGTTGGTATTTTTAGTTGGTATCCGTTTTATGGTTATTATTTTTCCAATTATGGTGGTCTCGTTTTCTTTAATTTTTTCTGATGCTCTTATTATTATCTTGAGGGTGTGTTCCAATTGAATGTGATTGCTCCGATATTCCGTAGGAATGGGGGGAGGGAGTGCATTTGCACGGATTGGGTATTTCCTTCGCTTGTGTGCGTATGTAAGAAACAGACGCAGTATTTGAGGTGTAAGCTCTGTTTCATGCAGTACGATAGCGTTTCCAGCTGTGGTTTTTAACCATTTTGCTGTTTTCGCTATTCGATATTGACAGGAGATGTAGTAAGTGCTATAGACAAAATTGAATTGTGGGTATATAATACATTCAAGACAGGTTGGTAAGGAGGTGAGTAGGATAGAGGAAAAGATCGTTACGAACGAGCTGAAAGCTCGGATGGATAAGATCACCGTTATGGCGGAGCTGGCTTCTAGGATGAACCTCGGCGCTAGGATGGGAATGCAGTACGACGGTGCGAGGAATATAACGGAAGCGCTCGGTTATCCGCAAACCATCACGTACAACGATATTATGGCAGCGTATATGCGGCAGGATATGGCGAAAGCCATTATCGACCGTCCGGTTAAGTCCACCTGGCGTGGTGATTTCAAACTGGTGGAGACGCATAAAGAGGACGATACTCCGTTGGAAACGGCATGGGATACGCTGTATCGTGTTCTCCATCTTAAGCAGAGTTTTCTTCGGGTGGACAAGCTCGCTTCCCTTGGGAATTATGCGGTGTTGTTCCTCGGTTTCAACGACGTGAACAGCGGTGAGCAGCTTTATACCCCCGTCCGTAAGGGGACTGGAAGGGAATTGCTGTACGCTAAACCGTTCGGCCAGAACGTGATCAAGATAGTGGAGTGGGAGAATGATACCAGTTCACCGCGGTACGGTATGCCGCATATCTATGAAATAGATATTGGCGAATCCGCTTCTAAGAAAAGCCGTATGGTTCAAGTTCACCATTCTCGATTGATCCATGTAGCGTTCGATCTGCTGGAATCCGAGTATGAAGGTGCTCCAGTTCTTGAAGCGGTTTTCAACCGTTTGAAGGATCTGGAGAAATTAGTCGGTGGTTCAGCGGAGATGTTCTGGAGAGGGGCTAGACCTGGTTACGCTAGCAAGATCGATCCAGAATACATGCTGACGAAGGATACGGAAGAGGGTTTGAAGCGGCAGCTGGACGAGTTCGAGAACAATCTTCGCCGTATCTTGATGCTCGAAGGTATGACGATAGAAAGCCTCGAACCGCAGGTGGTCGATCCGTCCATGCATGTCGATATCCAGATTCAGATGATCTCTTCCATAACAGGTATACCAAAGCGAATCCTGACTGGTAGTGAACGAGGCGATCTCGCTTCTACGCAGGACAAGGACAACTGGCTTGATCTGATCCAGATGCGGCGGGAAGAGTACGCCGAGCCTAAGATTATCCGCGCTACCATTGACCGTTGTATCGAGTACGGCGTTCTACCACCTCCACAAAAAGAAGTGTACAAGATAAAATGGCAGGATCTTTACGCACCGTCCGTTAAGGACCAGGCGGATATCGGACAGATACGGGCGCTCGCCCTGAAGCATTATACATATAATCCGCAGGCAGAAGATTTTATACCGTTCGAGGCGTTCCTTACTTTCTTCCTCGGTCTCGAAGAAGAGGAAGTGGAATACGTCATGCAGTTGCAAGCTAGCAACATCGGTAAGGAAATCCGCGATATAGAAGAAACGGAAAATGAAATCAAACCCATACTTGGAGAGGGTGAAAACACGTGAGAACGGTATGGACGCCTCAGGGAAATAACTACACGAATACTACGAATGGGCTTATTGCCCTGAGGCGTCCGCCTTCTCATTACGACCCGACCCATACTACCACGTTACGGAATCGGTTTGTAAGCGATATGAAAAGACGGTTCGCCAACCTTAGACAGGTTATCATCAGAACGGTGGCGGGAGAAGATTGTTTCGGACTTCTTCCGCAAACCAATGCATATACTCCTGGTAAAAACGCATATCGATTTCTACGGTCTGGAGATAAGGTGGAAGCGTTCTTAGCCTGGTTGCAGGAGATGGTAAACGAGGGAATCCTCGATATACACACCTGGCCGCGGATAGGTTCTTCCATCGACCAAGCATGGATGAATACATACATAGACGCAGCTTACCGCAGAGGGATCCATCGCGGACGTTCTGAACTTAACAGAGCAGGATACTATGTACCGGGCGGTGTAACACAAGCCGCCCTTGTCGCCGCATTCAATTCACCGTTCCATGCTGATAGAGTCGGATTGCTGTACACGAGAGTGTATCACGATCTGAAAGGCATCACGGAACAGATGTCCATGCAAATCTCCAGATTGCTTGCCCAAGGAATGGCGGAGGGCAAGAATCCGCGTGAAATAGCCAAGCGTCTAGTAGCTACCATTGACGGTGCTGATGGAGACCTTAGCATTATAGATTCACTCGGTAGATTTATTCCAGCGGCACGACGGGCTGAAATGCTAGCCCGTACGGAGATTATTAGATCGCACCATCAGGCGATGATGCAAGAATATCGAAATTGGAGCGCGGAGGGTGTATTCGTAAAGGCAGAATGGATGACCGCAGGCGATCATAGAGTATGCGGTGATTGCTCTGAACTCGAAGGGCATATCTTTACGCTTGACGAGGTCGAGAATATGATTCCCTTGCATCCTAACTGTCGTTGCGTTGCGCTGCCGGTAGATGTGACTGATGAAACAAGAGGCTTACTATACGACGATGAGGAGGTGGAAGAATGGTAACAGCGACGATAGGGCTTTACCAAGTAAAGTCGAACAACTACGAACCGCGTACGGAAACGTACATGGGAAAAAAGCATCTTGTGGTGCCGGTTGTGATGATGGTAGAAGGTGTGCATTGCGGTAGTGCTGGTCCGTTGTTTCATTCAATAGAGGAACTGGGAAAGTATCCCGCTTCTTGGAACGGCATACCAGTATCCATTCAGCATCCAGAACAAGACGGGCAGTACATATCCGCCAACAGTCCTGAAGTGCTTGAACGGCAGACGGTAGGACAAGTGTTCAACACTCGTACCGACGGTAACAAACTGAAAGCCGAGTGCTGGGTGGATATCGAACGAATCATGTCCATCAGTCCAGAAGCGTATGCTTACCTTAACAGCAAAAGACCGCTTGAGGTAAGTATCGGTGTGTTTACAGACGACGTAGATACAGAAGGAGAATGGAATGGAGAGCATTATTCGGCGATAGCGACTAATCACCGTCCTGATCATCTTGCTCTTCTTCCAGGCGGAACTGGTGCGTGTTCGTGGGCGGATGGAGCTGGCATCCGTATAAACTCTAAGCAGAAAGGAGGAGAGAGTTTGGACACAACCCAAGCGAATGAGAACGTAGTAGCAACGATACAAAACGCGACAATACAGCAGCCTACTAAATACCGTAGAAAGGATGATGTGAAAGTGGATAAAGCAAAGATGGACATTCTGGTACAGAGCGGGGTGTTTTCTGATGCGGATGCAGAATGGCTTAGCGGACTTGAGACGGATCGCCTTGATAAGCTGGTTACTGCTTGCACGAAAACTACAGAAACTCCGGAGGTTAGTCAGAAGATGGATATTCCCGCAGTGGTGCAGGCACTGGCTGAACAGTATAAGACGCCTGAGCAGTACCTTCAGCTTATGCCTGAAGAGATGAGAGATCAGATGGCTTCTGGACTTCGTCTGCACAAAGAACAGCGGCAGACTGCCATCGACCAGATCAAAGCACACGCCCAGAACGTATTCACGGATGAGGAGCTTCATTGCAAGTCGATGGACGAACTCACCAAGCTGACGAAACTTCTTCCGATTCGTCGAGATTATTCGCTTGCTGGTGCCAGAGCGGTAAATACCAATACAAGTTCCGAGGAAGTGCTTCTTCCCATCGGGCTTAAGATGAACGCCTAATATAAATAAGGGAGGGTGAATATTCATGGCAAATACGATCAACACCATCAAGGTCAAAAAGTATTCTGATGTAATTGAGGAGTTCGTTGCAACAGATGCCGCTATTACTCCGGGGATGCTTCTCGAAATCCACACGGACGGAAAGGTGCGTGCGCATTCGGGAGCAGACAAGGACGTTTTCCCGATGTTCGCACTTGAAAATGAACTGCTGGGCAAGGGGATCGACGATGCTTACGCCGTCAGCGCACCGATTCAGTGCTGGATTCCTTATCGCGGAGATATTGTCAACGCTATTCTCGCCGACGGTCAGAACGTCGCAATCGGCAACGCGCTTACCAGCGATGGGCACGGCCGACTGAAAAAGCATGTTACCGATACTGGTGCAAGCACAGTGCCCTGGACCGTTTATCCCGAGCAGATCGTTGGATACGCTGTAGAGGCGCTCGATCTGTCTGGTTCCAGTGGTGCTGAAACTTCTGGTGCTCTCGGTTACCATAAGCGCCTGCTCGTCAGGATTGCATAATTTTACTATAAGGAGGAGTGTATAACATGGAACCCACTGTCAACATGGATTTTA